TTAGCAAAATTAGTTGATGTTCCCATTAAATAATATTGAGGTGCATCTACACCATTACTTGCAATAACATAATTACCAAATTGTGTAAATGTCCAGTAATCAGTATTAGTTCCTGTAAGAGATCCTTTTCTAGAAGTAAATGCTCCTGAAGCTAATTGATATATATCTGTATTCTTAGCAACAAAATTAAATACATTACCTGAGTTATCTCTAAATGATCCACCACCTCTAGCATCAGCTCCAATATTATTAGAACTATATTCTACTAATGAAGGAAATCTTTTATAAGAGTTTAATGCATAATATACATTAGTTGCTACATTAGCTCCTTGTTTGCCATGTTCAGGTTGATCAGGTAACCATTCTCCGAAAGGTATTTGCATAATTAAAAATATTTGTTAATGTTTTTTTGACTTGTAATTCCTAGCATATCTTTTTTAAACTTTTTACGTTTTTTCCCTTTTAACCTTTTGCCAGTATAATACATAAGAGATTGATCTTCAGGCATTGTCATTGCTTTTAAAAATGAAGGTTTTTTTTTAGACTTCATTAATTTATTAAAAGATTTTTCATTTCTTCTATACACTATTTTCTCCTATAGAATGATAGATCTGTACTTACATCTGTTCTTTGAACAACAGGTGCAGAACCATATGAATCTTGTTTGTCATTATTCTCACATCTCTCAAGAGCTGCTGAATACATACCTAGCCATTGTTGCGTTTGGTTAGGGTCGATCCCACCGATAAAATTACTGGCATGATATAACGACCCATATAAATAGATAGATGGATGACTTGCCAAAATATAGTTAGAGGTATCGCTATCAGACAAAGCAGTAAAAGCTTTATAATATTGTAGCTTACCAGTATAACTCGTATCAGGTTGGGGTGCGAATCTAAAACTTTCAGTACCATTGTCTGACTCTATAGTATACGTTCTAGGCATACCTGAAGTCGAACCTCCTTTTATTTCAAATAAATTGCCTGGAGTTATATATTCCAAATGATATTTAGTACCACCTGATAATATATGAAATGATCTAGCACCAATAAAACCTGTTGGTACAGTAACTAATTCTGCGTTAATAGTTACATCATCATTCTGTTCCATTTGTCTTATACGTAACTTAGCATTAAAATCAGCTTCAGTAAGTTTTATAAAATCATCTTGTATCTCAGTTGTTAAATCTGATCTATTTAAGAAATTTGCTATTGATGATTTAAGTTCTGTATATGTTGATAATGCCATTACATTCTTCCTGATGCTGTTCTAAAATAACGATATTCGTTACTATTAAGTTTTAACTTTAAAATTTTTGTTCTTTCTGATTTGGGTATTTGCCACCAATTATTAGTACCATTATATTCTCTAGCCCATAGTTCTAAAACCATAGTTGGTATACTAGCTACACGTTTAATTTCTTTAGTCTTAGAATATCCGTCATTAAGATTATATAATCTTTTATTCTTTTGTAGAATAGGATTAACTTCTTGTGATCTTTTAACTGTTACTTTTCCATCAGCTTCTACGAAATATTTGGTTCCGTCAGATTCCTGATCTCTTAATATAGACATTATTCACTTAGTGTAGTTACGTAAACATTGGCAGAACCAATGGCAGCTAATTTTTCTCCAGGTGAAACTTTAAAATATTCATAACTTTTTGCTTCTAAAAATATTTTAGATGATGTTGCAGTTGGATTAACTCCAAATTCTACATGAACATCTGCATCAGATATTACTCTAACGTATTCTATATTAGCTTCAAAAGCAGCAGTCTGTGAAGATGAACCACCTGAAGCAAGTTTTACAGTTGTAACTGGTCTCATTGCTATATGCATTTGTATTTCCTTTATTTTATTGTTAGGGGAGATTGCTCTCCCCTTAATTAATTATCTTCTTATTACGAATGTAACAAGACATTTTTTAGCTCCAGTAGAGCCACCATCTGTAATGATTTCAAGTGTACCATCTTCTTCTACTCTGTTAGCAGCAGTAGGTGCAGATGAATCTACAGTTCCAGCAGCTGATCCTGAATGGGCGACAGTAATGCCACCACCAGTTATAGCTGTGCCACCAATCTCAAAAGATAATGCAGCATTACCACCTGATATAGCACCTTGTAGAGCAGTAATAATTTTTATTACTTTTCCACCATCAGGTACTGCAACAAATGTAGAAGATGCTGTACTAATATCTTCGATCTCAGCAGTTAAAAAATAGTCGTTTAATGTTCTCATGTTTTCTCCTTTGTATGTTCCGTATTATTGACCTCTTAATACTTCATATTTTGGGTTGATACAAGGGGAGTATGTTGAGGTTACTCCCCTATGTATTTATAGATTATGATGTTGTTAAGTCGAATACTCCACCTGAAGCACCTTCATTTCTAGAGATCAAAGTAAGTTCAGCTAATAGCTGTCTTTTTTCTGAGTCACCACTTTTTGAAAGTTCATGCATTGTGAAGTCTCTTAAGAATCCTACAGACCAGTAGTCCATATCTAAGACTAATGCATCTCTATCTCTAGAGAATCTGTTAGGAACAACTTCTAGATCACCAAAATCAGAAGAATATACATCTATTGAAGTGTATAAAGTTTTATCTTCTGAAGCATCGAATCTAGTAGATCCACCAGTAAATCCTGAGATTTTCTGTTTGTTGAATGGGCCTACCATGATTACAGATGGGTTACCACCTGAGTTCCAAGTACCTTTAATAACGTCTTTCAACATAGCTTCAGTTAAAGCTCTTTGAGTTCCGTCATTTCTAGCATCAGAAGCATCTGCTGCAGTTGGAGATGATCCGTCTGCTGCAAAGTTATCATTCGTTGCAATCCAAGCACCAATAGAACCGAAAGTTCTTGCAGTTGATGAATTACCAGCTGCTCTTACTTGGTTAGTTAATAAAGTAGACTCGATGTCTCTTTTTAACTCTTTGGATTTTTTAGCTATTTGGTATGCAAGTTCACTTGCTCTACCAGCTTTGTCTACAGCTTCTTGTGTACCAGTAATTACTACAGTTTTATCCATGATCTGTGTGTAGTTACCGATTCTAGCTGTTGCTGTTGATGCATCTAGTGTAGCATCGTCACCTTCAATAACTTTATTGTTAGTAACTGCTGCTGCTAAACTATCTGTTTGCCATTCGTGGAATGTATTTTTTACTTGCTCTCTCGCAGCTGCACTCATGAAAGGAGTTTCAGTTGGAGAAATTGAGTAAATAACATCCTGCAAATCTTCTCTGATACCTACTGCATCGTACGTATCAAATGTGTTTGTTGGTTGTGCCATGTTATTTTCCTATTTGTTTTTTGAGATTATTTCAAGAATAGCAGAATGAGCATCGTTCAGTTTACCTGACTTTCTCACTCTACCAATTTTTTGTTTAACAGTAGCACGTTTAGAATCCTCCATTTTAGGAGTTCCTGACTTAATTACTCTAGGAGCTGTAGTAACTTTTTTATTAGTTACTGGTGCTGCCTTTGAGGCTTTGTATCCCATTGCATCTCTTAGAACCATAAGAAATCTATGATCTGCTAATGAACCAATTTCTTGTTCGTTAAATCCATATTCAGATAAAGATTGTTTCATCTGATTTTTGAAAGTAACAGACTTAACTGGATCACTATATTCAGGGATCTTAGTTGCTGCCAAAGTTTTTTGTTCTTCTATGTATTGATTATACTGCTGTGCTTTGATTGCTTCAGTTTGAGACTTTAGTTTATTAAAAGATTCTCTTTGCTGACGCATTTCAAAATCTATCTTAGCAGCATTCGCAGGATCTTCTTCATACATCTTTTTAAGATCTGCATCGTTAGAAGGTTGACTGATATAGTTACTGGCCATGCCAATTAAATCATTCAATTCTTTGAGCTTACTGTCATACGTTTGACTAAGGCTCAGTCTTTGTTCATCAAGTGTTTTCTTATCTTGCGATAAAGCATGAGTCTTTTGTCTATAATCTGAGTCTCTTGAATAACCTGATTTCAATTCGTCCAAGCTGACCTCTAACTCTTGACCTTGTACTTTGACTCGGTGGAGTGAAGGTTCTTGTGCTTCTTGTTGTTCGGTTTGTTCTGTCTCAGTTATTTCAGAGCTTTCAGTTTCAGGTTTAGCTTCCTCAGTCTCGGATTGGCTAACTTCTTCAACAACATCAGGTTTAGTTTCTTCAACTGGTTTTTCCTGTGTTTGCTCTTGTGGTTCTGTCTGTTTTTTCTCAGGTTCTGATTGTCCTTCTTGAGGATTCAGTAATCCTGTTATTTTATCAGCAGCACCTTTTATAGTTTTATCTACTTGCATAGATTCTCCTTTTAGGTTGATCGCTTCCTGGATTGGATTAGCGAAATAGACTTCTAATTACTTAGTTAAGTCTTGTAGTTGATCTAGCTCTTTGGAGGCTAGTTTTCCTTCATTCATCACAGACTCAAGATGTCCTTTGATTTTGTCGACCATATTATAGGCCATCCAAAGAACTTGTCTTTGATCGTGATCTTTATAAGACGTGTTAAATATTTCCTCTTTATATCGAGTTTTTAAATAACTAATCGCCTCTTTCATCAGGGGTTCGTCCAGTATTAACTGGGCCTTTGTTCCCTGCGAAATCTGTTTTGTTAGATCCTTTGTCATTAAAAAATGTTTTTTGACCTTTCATTATTTCTTTAAATAAATCACCTGATTGTTTAACTTGTTGTGTTTCTACCACAGATCGGTTCTTCATTTCAAGCTC